CAATGAGATTTCTCTTCATTGAGCCAACTGAACCTGTTGTTAACGTTATTGGTAGAGACGTAAAATCATCTCCACTTCCCCTTTCTCGGCACTCGAGATAGGGATTTTATCAGAAAATCGATTGATGTGCTTGTTTCATTGACAGCATTGTATGGCCTCGATACGGATGGGTATTCCTTGAAAGGAACCTATGATCATTGGATAAGGTGTTGCGAAGGGGGCACTGTGAGCCCACTTAAGTTTGTTAAGTGGAAGCTTGCAGCTTTCTTTTCGCACCATATGGGATTTGACATCCCTCCTGATCCAATTGATCTGGTTAGCTTTCGCTCCTCACCTGCCATTTTACTAGGCGGGAGGGGGTACAAGTATACCAACATCCTATTGAATGGCCGACACCGTCTAAGCTATCTTAGTTCAATTTTGCAGTCAAAGCGCGCGATGCCACGCCCCCATAAGGGACTCGTGAGCAAGTCCGTGACTGACGCCTTTGCGTTACTTACAACTCCCGTTGAAAGTCCAGCAGCCCTCTTTATCGACCCACTCAAAACTACAAAAGTAGCATGGGCGAGTTCGGATATGGAGGCTGTTCCGGACCCCGTGTACATTACACGGGAGAGAATTGTTGAGCAACTCGAAAGGACAGTCATCGAGATTTATAGCGGCCTTGAATACACTCCCGAAGACCAGAATGAACCGTTCTTTCCCTCGACAAGTTCCAATTTCTTTAACACCCGTTCCAAGGGCGGTGTGTTAGGTTACCTTATGCAAGATAAGGCCCTGATTGGAGACTTGCGTCGAAAAAGTTGTGGTATCACTCTCGGGAGCGTTGAACTTTTGAAAGCTAGTAGCGAAACATTTGCAAATGTTTTTGAGGACATTACCCTTAGAAAAGCGGGTGATGTTTATAATCTTGTAGACACAAAAGTACTAGATGACGACTGGAAGATACTTATGGACCGAATGCGTTTAAAGGCATCCTCGGAGCATAATCCCGGCGTCAGTCTAGTAGGATTACCTGAATCACTTAAAGTCCGTGTTATCTCAAAGGGACCACCACTTCATTATACAGTTCTTAAGCCACTCCAAAAGTTCTTGCATAAGCATCTCAGACGGCATCCGGCCTTCACCCTAATAGGTGAACCGATTACCGCGAGATATATGCAGAACAGATTGGGCGCTAAGCTCACTGATTCGAAGTCTGTGGTCTTTGACCAAGGTTTTCTTTCGATTGATTATTCCGATGCTACGAATATGATGCACAGCTACTGCAGTGAAGCGGTAGTTGAGTCGTTGATTAAGCTTTTAAAGCTAGACCCCGAC